AGCACAAGAAAATGTAATTTGTGGATGCTCTAAAGGTCCCCAATGTCCCCTTTCATTTGCCAGAAGTTGTTCTACAACCCACTCACCACATTTTTGATTGCTAGGAACTTCCACTTGATGAATTGGAACTTCAGAATAATCACCCTTACCTGCCTGCCAAATAACTTGTTCTGGGATTGGGTAGCATTGAAGTTTTACTACCTCAAGATTCTTATCAAGTTCAAGTAGATCTTTTGATTTAATAGGTCTCATTTTTTTCCAAATCCTTTTGAGTGTTGTGCTTCGATCTGTGCGAGTTCTTCTTTTACAACTCGCAATTGTGCTTTCATTTCTTTGAGTTGCTCATCAGAATATAAATGATCCTGTTTTGTAAGTTTCTCAAGCATCCTTACCAATTGTTTTGCCCTTTTAGTCATCGTCATCCTCGAATACTTCATCATAATCTACTTCTCTTGGTACAATATCATCAAATCGATATGATGATACATCAGAATAAATTTCTGCCTTCAAAGAATCCACAAGGAGTTCCAAATTACGAACGATAAGTTTTACTTTTTCCTTATCCATAGGTTAAAATTCTTTCAATTCATTTTAGCATAAAAAAAGGAGGGAATCAATCCCTCCTAAAATATCAGCGCATCGCCATTGCTAGTTTTGCTTGATGTTCGCGTTGTTCTTTCTCTTTTTGTTTTTTGATTAGAACAAGTTGCCAGTTATTATTAGTTTTTACTTTTACTTGTGACATTAGGTTTTCTCCTTAGGGGTTTAGGTTAAAGAGCGTTCCTTCAGTCGGCGGTTGCGTCTATTTTACACCCTTTGGGAGTAATCTGTTTGATTTCCCAAATTAAATTATTACGAGTTTGTGGAGGCATATTTGCCTTCATAACTCTTCCAATAATCAATTGTGCCTGAAGACAACTGAGTAAGAGTGTTTCCATAGATGAACGATCCGTTCCACGTCGGCTTACTTCCGACCCTTATGGGTTGAACGTAGAGGTATTATAACCTCATTGTGAATATTTAGTCAAGTAGTTTTATAACTTAAGATAAAGTTTTATTTACCAGGACCGAACTTGACTCCGAGTGCTTTGTTACGAGCAGCATCAGACTGTCTTGCCGTAGCAAGTTTCTTAGCAGCATTCGCAGCATCAGATTGCTTATAAGCACCAGCAAATAAAGATCTGCCAATTCTTTCTAATGGATTGGAAGAAGTTTGAGCGAGACTCTTAGTATCTGATCTCTTATAAACTGCCTTACCATCTTTATATGCAAGATTGCCAACTTCTTGCTTGCCACCAGGTCCAGTAACAACAGAAGTTTTACCTAACTGAGCAGTTTTTCTTTGTGCCCCCGTACCAGTCGTGATAGTATTCTTTTTGGTATCGAAAGTAGTTTTACCACCAATACCTTTGATTGCACCACCTGCCTGACCTTTGCGATTAGCAGTTGCAATTGCCTTTCTTTCTTTGGCATTAGCACCAGCAGCAACATCAAATGCCTTAGATGCTGCCATCGCACCACCTGTAGCACCAGCAAATGTTCCAACTGGGCCAGCAGCAGTTCCAGCGGCACCACCAGCGGCACCACCAGCGGCAACTACGGCACCTTTTGCCAATGATCTTAACCATCCAGAACCTTTTGATCTTTCATCGGCAACATCAAGAGCAGCGGCCGCTGGGCCTAGTAATTTACCGCCAATTCTAAGTGCTTTTTTAGCACCTGCAGGAACTTTTAATTTTGGTCCAGTTGGTGGTTTTGGACCGCCACCACTAGGACCACCGCCAGGACCAGGACCACCGCCAGGGCCGCCAGCTGGACCAGAAGATGGTGCTGGGGTGACGATTGCTTTTCCGCCTGGACCACTTCCAGCCTTTGCTGCTGCTTTCTTTGCTTCTGCAGCTGCCCTTCTCGCATTGGTTGAAGAAAGTGCTGGTGGTTTTCCTACAGAAGAAGAAGGTTTAGTAGGTGTAGAAGCAGGAGGTTTAGGTGTGGCAGGAGGTTTATTTGCAGCATCTTGTGCCCCTCTCAGCATAGCATCTGGGATACCTGGATTACTACCAGTAGAACGTGCTAATTTACCAGGTTCTTGTGCCTTTACCATTTCACCACCTGTTCCATTTTCTCCCCTAATACCAGATTTTGATGTTTTTTCTAATGCACCAGAAGACTTTGGCGTTTTTGCTAATGCACCAGGTTCTGGCCTTAATGCTAATGCCCCCGCCTTTTCAGTTCCCCCCCTCACATCTGGTCCAGAAACATTAGTAGTAGTTCCCTGTCGTCTAAATTGTGTCGTAGAATCCGCAGCAGCACCTGTTGGACCCCTCTGTGCTTTTCTTGCCGCCGCCTCAGCCTCTCTAGCGTTTATTTTTTGCATTTCTTGTTCATATGTTGGTCCACCAGGTTTTCTTTTCTTCATTGGTCTACCAGCAGGTTCTTCATTCAAATAAGATTCTTGCAAAAATTGATTAAACGATTTCATCTTTTTTCGTCTTTTTAGTTATTTATAAAATCTTATACAAACAAAAAAATACTGGAAAATTTTTCCCAGCATTTTTGAAATTATTTTCTCTTTTTGGTTTGAGGTGGTTTGTATCCCCAGAGTCTAGGACTTATTCTACCATCAGTCCACTCAATAGATTTAAGACAGTTACCGAATTTATCATAATACATGTCAAAAATATTAACTCTTTTACTTGTTCTAATAATATCATAAAATGTATTACCATCGATCATATAAGTAACTAGATGTGAATCAATAGGTAATTGTTTATTTTTTGCATCTTGCTTAGTACACTGTTCTTGTAGAATTTCACACCCATAACGAGACCTAGAAGTTTCCTTTTCTTGATTGGACCAAACTTCAGGTTTATTCTCTTTAGTAGATGTTTTTTCTTGTTCTGAAGCCATTGTATTAGTTTTGGTTATATTTTCCAAATTTATTCCTCATAATTAAAAATTAAATTTATACTCGATTTCCCCACTGGATATCAGGATATGCTTCAGAAACAATTTCTTTGCTAATCTTATACTTGGTATCAAGTTTCTTATCTTTTACAAGAATTAGAATTTCTGCTTCTAGTGGATGAAGACCTTGAAGAATGTTGATAAACATACTTTCTCTACGAAGAGAACTTAGACTATCATTACCACCTTTTAGAAAATTATAAAATTTTTGATATTCTTTACGAATTGATGATCTACCTTGATCCTGAGAACCAAGAGAATTAGATCCCATCTCACTCATTTTGCTTACAGCATCTTCAATCTTTTCAGAAAGAGTTCCACTGAAAGAATTTTGCTCACTTGTTGCAGCATAAGGAACTTCCCCTGGAGGAAGAACTGAAACAATACTTTCATCAAAATTCCAAATAAACAATGCCTTCAAGGAAGGATGATCATATTTTTTAAGAACTTCAACCTTTTTCACATTTGAACGCTGTTTTGATACAAGATTCAAAACTTCATATGAAAATGGATTTACTGGAAGTTCTTCAATTACTGCAGGTTCTTTTGCTACTACAGTTTTTGGTTTAATCGTCGTCTTCTTCTGTGTCGTCGTAGTCATGATAGTTTTCAAAATTAAATGCTATGACCTCATCTGGAATCAAGTTTCCTTGATTATCGAACATTTCGGGATGAGGTCTTGGAATCTCCCGATAGTTCATCATATACTCTCTGGCCACCCAACCACCTATAAGTCCCACTATAAGAAATAAAACGGTTAAAAATGAACCGAATACTAGACTGATTGCTAACATTTCTTTTCTCCGGGAAATTACTGATCTTTTTTCCTTAATTTGAAGGAAAATTCAAAATAGATGGTTACTTCCCGTTTTAGAAAGCAAATCATCTTTTCAAAAATGATATGAAATGGATAGGTCTGCTTTCTTTTTCCTCCTGAGAGAATCAATTCGACACCACGGTTCATACCATGATTGTCATTTTTATTTAGGTTCTTATCCAACAACTTGTTTTTCTTTTAAAAATTTAACTGTATCCACACACCCACCAAGTTTTTGATCGTCACAAAGGACTTGTGGAAAAGTAGAACCTTCACCAAATTCAGAATAAAACTCTTCTTTAGTAAAGTCTTCCCCCAAATTATACACCACAAACCTATTTCCTGTCAACTCAAGAACAGTTTTAACTTTATGGCAGTATGGGCAATTTTCTTTTGAGTAAACTGTAAAATTCATATTTTTTATAAAGGTTATATTAATTTATAAGATTTAAAATCCAAGATTTTTATTACGAACAAATTCCAAATTATAACAAGTATATGAAATTGGAATAATGCTATTATTAAATGGATTTTCATATGCATTAAACGACCAATCAGGATTTCTCCAATTGAATCCCCACTTTTCTGACATATATTCACCATTCATTTGATGTGCATGATCAAGTTTTTCCTTTAAAGATAAATCCAGTCTCCAAGTTTGAGATCCAGAAGTTTCATAATCTTTATCCCCATGCAAATAAGTACATCCCAAATGATCAACTTCAATATTATTATTTAAAAGTCTAATATGATAATCACAATCCTCCATATATGCAGGATAAAGATTTTCATCAAACAATCCGCATTGCTGAATCACAAAATCTTTAATTAGAAAAAGATCCCATTGAAATTCCTTTCCTTTTACCATACCAACATTTTCTTTTTTAGATTTCTCTACAAGTTCTTTCAAAAGACCAGGACTAAATGCAATATCATTGTTGACAATAATCCAATAAGGATCCATCATATGAGTTTTAATAATCAAATTCCAAGCACCAGAACATCCAATATTTGCTGGAAGATTACAAATCTTGATTTTTTCAATAAATTTATGCGAAGTTTTAGAAAGTTTCTCTAAGTCATCATCAAGTTCACCTCTTCCATTATTATTAATCACACATAATTCTTTGACAGGATAATCAATACTATCAACTAATCTTTGTAAGAAATGAAATCCATTAACAATTGGAACTCCAATTACTGGAATTGGTTCAATTTTAATCTCTGGAATTTCTACTCCCATCTTTGCCAAATTTTCATCTACTGCTTTTAAATACTGTTCAGATAAAGAATAATTTTGTCTCAGATCTAAAAATATTTCTTTAGATTCTTCAACTTTTTCCCACCAATATCCAGAAACCGCTTTTTCAAAAAGAAGACCATACTTTCCAGGATATTCAACATCAGTTCTTAAAGGCTTACAATCAAATCTACAATATCTAAGAGCCAAATCAGCATTCAAATAACAATCTTGCCACCAGTCTCTTCTTTCAGCAAAACGACTCAGAAGAAAATATGCTTCTGGGCGATGAGGTAGAAATGCTTGTGCTTGCCATAACATGGATCTTGAACTACCATCTCTAGTTCCTTGTTTCTCATAACAATATGATCCACGAATTAATGCTTCATAAGCAAGATCTTCATCCTCAGATCGTTCAGCACATCTTAAATAATATGAAAGCGCAGGTGCAGTGTGACCTTGATTTTCATACCAGACACCTAATGAAAAGTTATGATCTGCATTTTCAGTATCTAAAGAATATTTTGTAATTAATTCTTCAAGTTCATTTTGCACATATTTTAATTTTATAGTAAATGATTTAGACATTTTGCTATCTTTTTGTTCAGTATTTTTCCAATAATTCAAAACAAGATCACTTGCAACTTTGTGATTTGTTTTTTGTCCTTTATTTACATCATCATCATTGTTTTCGAATGTAGAAATAAACTCATTGTTCTCAACAAATAATGGAATTGTATAAGTTTTTCCAATAGAAGAAAAAAGAATATTTTCTATTAAGGGCATTACCTCTTGATTTGGAATTTCCAAGTGATAAATATTATCCTTAATATAAGTATCTATAATTTTTTTTGCATACTCCCTACACATGATATATGCAGTTGCTCCCCAATCATCCCAATATCTTTCACGCAATTCAAAAGTATCAAAGTTTCCACGGATAGTAAGCAACTGAACGCATTCAGCATCTTCTGGAATTTTTTCAATAAATTGTTCCCATGTAAAGTTCCAGTACTGAACAGTCTCCAAACTTAAATCATCCTCACAGAAAAATCCATACTCTTCTACAGTATTATCATACCACCATTTAATTGCTTTCAAATGAGAAACACAGCAACCTTTAGTACCATCATTTAATTGATAAAGATATTTTCCAGTTACTATATCATTAGATTCAGAAAATCTTTTAGAAATTATAGAATTAATATTAGTAATTCCATGCTCATAAAACTGATCTTCAAGACTTAATTGTCTATCTTTACTTTCCTCCAAACTAACATAATTGACTAAAGGAAAGTTCTTCATCTTATCGACAAGTATATCCTCTGCAATATAAATTTGATCGTCAAGTTTATTGATATTCCATTCTATTCTGCGACCTTTTCGATTTGAATCATTACTATTTTTACGAATCAATCTACTCACAACTCCATAATAAGTCTGTGCTTCTAATAGTTCGCCATCATAATATGCAGAAAGATTAGATCTTATTTCTCTTTCATCATTAAGGTCATATCTACAATTTTCAATTCGTTTTTTATCAGAATGTGGAATATGAATAAGTGTGTGATCATAAGATATAAAATTATGAGTTAATCCAATATTTTTAAGTTTGGTTTCCATATCACCATCCTCAAATCCATAACTATCAATTAATTCATTATAACCTTTTACCTTTAAAAAATTTTCTTTTGACACATAAAGCATTCCTCTCAAATATCTAAAATAATGATTAAAGGAATTAACATATCCACAAACATCATCAAAGGTGTTATTCGCCATATCAATAACATATTCACCATGTTCATTGGGTGCATAATTTAAAATTGGAGCCTCATGAGCACCACTTACAAAACAAGTTTCATCAATCTGATAAGATTTGAAGAAATTATAATATGGATTAATTATATAATCTGTATCAATTTTTAAAATATAATCACTAGTAACTTGACTCACTGCAAGATTAAGTGGTTGTGCAAGATTAAAATATTTTTTGTTATCGACACGAATGACTTTAATTCTGGGATCTAATTTTGTTATGTCATAAATTGGAACCTCAGAATCCCAGTCTACAATAATGATTTCTTTAATTTCATCAAAAAGTAACCATGAACTCAAAGAAACTTTAAGAGACTCAAGACGATTTTTACATGCACAAATAATTGAAACACTACCATTAGATTTTTTTTCTTTCATATACAAAGCGTCTCCCCATACTTCAGTATAATACCATTGTGTTTCTACTCTTTTAAACCCATAAGTAGAAAGAAAGTCATCAATCTCTTCTACCCGCGCATTACCCTCATAAACTTCATCACGATTGACTTCACAATAAATGTAATCAACATTATTTAATGTTTGAGATGCTCCCCTCAGAACCTCAAGTTCATATCCCTGAACATCAACGATCATCATATTATAATCTTTATAATTATAATCGTCAAGTTTCTTCATCTCAACTTCTTCAGTTCCATTAAATGAAACTTCTGGATGTGCAGTTAAGTGAACTTTAGGAGTAAGAATAGAACTACTTTGTGCTTCATTACTGCTAATATTCATCACAACCTTTCGGTTATCATTCCCAAGAGCAACCTGATGAGCAATAATATTTCCTCCAATACTTTTCACTTTTTCATCTAATATTGAAAAGTTTGAAGCTAATGGTTCAAATAAAACAATATCGTTCACATTATATGACTTATATTTTTCTATTTCATTACCATAATGTCCACCAATATGAATAATTCCAGAAACATTTAATTTATATTTTTCAAAAACATAATCAAGATTCAGTATCATATTTTTATCTCCAGTTAAAAAATTATCTATTATTACTATTATAGCATCTCTGCAACATAATTTTGATCATCCAATTGAATTATATTCCATTTTGTTTTTGGTTCAACATAATAAGAAGTAGAATTATAAAATGATTGTATATTAGTATTAATATGTCTCTCAGCTAAGATATATTCAACATTCCATTCCAATTCATTTCCACTCAAATTATAAGATAAATTTTGTCTGATTGATTCATTTAAATCAGTATTACAAACATACCCCCTAAAATTCAAAACTCTTTCCTTATTTGAATGTGGGATATGCATAACTGAATAATCTAAGTTTAATTTTTTCTTAGTTAATCCATATAATTCTAATCTATTTTCCATTTCTCCATCTTCACCACCATAATATTCTCCCATATTTTCATTCCATCCACCAACTTCTTCTAAAAATTTTCTTTTAACATAGAGAGTTCCCCTCAAATATTTAAAATACGGTTCAACAGAGACATTATTTGGTTCAAGATCAACATCCCCACAAACAAAAGAAGTCTCATCAACAAAATAAGATTCAAAAAAATTCCAGTATGGATTAAAAACATAATCAGAATCTACCTTTATTACATCTTCTTGAGTGCAAAGTTTTAATGCCAGATTTAATGGTTGTGGTTGATTAAAAAATCGTTGATCATTAACTCTGACTCTTTTAATTCTAGAATCCAAATTGGTAATATCTTTAATTGGTTCATCAGAACTCCAATCGACAATGACAATTTCTTTAATTTCATCACACAATAACCAAGATTGTAATGAAATTAAAAGAGGTTTAATTCTATTTTTGCAGGCACAGATTAGCGAAATACTCATATTAACTTCCAGTTAGATGGACAAATATCTTTTGAATTTAAATCTATATATGGCATCCACTCATTTGTATTATTTAATTTATCTACAGTGTACCATTCTTTTGGAGATATTGTCCCTTTACTTTTTGCCAACCAAGATCCCCACCAAGAAAATGTAGAATTGGCAATAATATGATAATCACACATACTTAAAAGACAAAGATCAACATATTTACTATTATTTTCAGAAAACTTAAACCTAGAATTAGAAAATATTTTTTGATTTTTGCACCATTCTATATCATCAGAAAATATAAGAACATCAATTTTATCCGAAAAATAATCTAAAGATTTTTCATAATACTCTAAATTTAAATTTCTTATAAATTCATGATTTATATAATCTGTTCTTCTTATATGCAATCCAATAACTTCACCAGAAAAACATATAGAATCAAAATATTTTTTTGCACTATCTACAATATGATCTTGAAATGTATATTCACTTCTAATTACATCCTCAATATGTTTAAAATATTTCTCAGTTTGAAAATATCCAAATATATCAGATTCTGATGGGCAATTATTAAAAAACTGAACATCAAATCCATGATGAGATGGTGATATTCTTGGAAAATTTGACCAATGATCTAACTTTTTTTCCAATTCAAATATCTTAAAGCAATCATACAAAAATATATTCCCAGCATGATTATTTGGAAGAGTATAATTATAATTTTTATGGGCACATATTCCACGAAGAGCAGCGTATTGGAACATTTGATTTCCAAGTTGTCCAATATGCCCCAAATAATTTAATGATAAAGTCATATTTTATTCTGAACAAATAAAACCAAAATGTCATCATTAATAAAATTATGAGTCACTTTAAAATTTTTAAAGCAATTTAAAATATTATCTATACTAATATCTGTCCAATCCTCATTTACATTTGTCCCAAATAATCTAAAATCATCTATGAATATAACTCCTTTTTCTGCTCTATAGAATCTATCGATTAAACAACACTCCTCTATAAGAGGAACATCTTTTTCACCTTTAGCAGTGTCCCATGAAGAAAAATGGCCATCTAACCAAAAAATGCAGTTATCATATTCATCATGAGATTTTAAAATCTCTGGAAGAACTTTTACAGTATCTCCAAAATGATTTTTAACATTAGTATAATTTCGATCAATTTTTACTTGATTAAAATAATCATAGTAATTTTTACCCAATTCTATTGTATGTAATATCTGAAAAGAATCAATAAGATTTATAATTGTTTGTCCACAAAAAGTCCCAGATTCAATAAAAGTATTATAAGACTTTATATCATCATTTAAGTGATGAAGATCATTAATTATTCTTTGTGTAGTAAGTGATGCCATGATTATGAGAAAATGAATTTTTGAACAAATTTTTGCGATACTCTAAGGAGATAAGCAGCATTATCTTGGAACCCAAAGGTGATTAAATAATCATCACCATATTCACACATACCAACGGCAAATTCAATTTGAGCTTTAAGAAAAGAAAATCTTGGAGAAACCTTGACAATATTCCAATCTTTATCCCAAACAACAAACCTATGGCGATATTTACCATCTTTTCTGTCCACTGGACTACGGAAAAGAAATGTTTCGTGATTTAAACAGAATCTATATCCGTCCCCAAATGGAATAACTTGAGATCCTCCACGAAGATCAATGCAACCAAGTTCCTTATAATCAACAAGTTTTGCAGTTTCTGTAGTACCTTTTTCAATATCATACTTAACAATTTCAGTGCCATTAGTCCATTTCACAAAGTGATATGGCATATCAAGAATTGGCATCCAATTCTTTTCACAATAAGATTTATCATCACCAGGAGTTGGAATACGATGTTGACTAATTTCTTTTACACCATTCTCAGTAATTTCAATTTCACATAACTCCATTCTTCCTGTACCAATCGTATCTAGATCTCTTCTAACTCCACAAGTGTAAAGTTTACCATTCCATCTAACAATTCTTGCATCTTCAAGTCCAACAAATTCCCAAAGTTCTTTATCTGGATGCTTTGAAGTATCAATGCGGTGATACCGTTTGATTCTCATATTCTCATCCATCTCACACATATAATTCCATGTGCGAAGACGAAGATCATTCTCGGGATGAATGTAGATCAATGGACCCCAATGATGCTGAAACTTTTTCTTCTCAGAATGATATAAAGTGTAGTTAATATTTCTGAGATTTACAAGAATTCTACCATTATCATTGTAGATAGATGGGTTTGTAATTGCTGGTCCTTGTAACTCAGATGCAGGAATTATAAGCGGATGAATAGATCCACCATTTTCAAGGGCCAGTTTGACAAAGTTATTCATACTTTTTACAAATTTGAAGACATTATAGCATATTTTTCATAAAATTTCACCTCGCGGTATTCAGAATTAGTTCTTTCATTAATTTGTTTTTTAATTTCAGATCTTTTATCATTGTTAATATAAACACTCCGTGCCAATTCAATAAATTCTTCATCAAATTCTTCATTTTTTTCCTTCTGTCTGATTTTATCTTCAATTTTCCACAGAATTTCATTCACTTTTTTTAGTTTAATTTCACAATCTAAAATGTATTGAGTTATTGTACTTCTTAATTTATAAAGTTCATTTAATTCTCTTTCTATATATTCGTTATTCACTAACAAAGATTTTATTTCAAGAATTGTAATTTTATCAATGAGTTCTCCTACAGATATGGGTATTGTAATTTTCATAATACTTGTTTTACTTTAGTTTTTATTTTAGATATTCGTCGATTCCACCATTCTATCACACTTTGAGAATTAATTTCAGTGCTCATACATTTTTCTACTGCTTCATTCCAAGTTTCAGCAAAAATCCAAGGAGGATTTTCTTCGTATTTGAATGTAGATTCAATTTCTTCTTTTGACCCCACAACCACAGGTATTGCACCATTCATAGATGCTTCATAAAGACGATAACAATCCAAAGATGAGTTTCCACGACCACAAGGAACAAACACAGATTCTGAATAAATTTTACACATTACTTCTTTCGGTAAAGAATTTCCAATCAAATATGATGTAAGTTGACGAAACTGATTTAACATTTGAATTCTATCACTTTTAATTTCACCAAACCAAGACCACTTTAATTTTTTTGGTATATTAAAAACTTTACAACCATTAGTATAACCAAGTGGAATATGAATCGTATTTGTTGTATAAGTATTTCCAGAATGATGATATTGTCTTAAAAATAATTCACATTCATTTCCAAGTTCATTATAGATTGAATTATTTTCTTGGTAAAACTCATCAGAAGTCATGATGACTACTTTTGGTTTGATTCTTCGTATAGTGTTTCTAATGTCAAAAAAATTATGAAATCTACAAGCAAATGCAAAAACATCACAAATATTTTCAACACTCTCAATATTTTCCTGCCGTATGTACTCAACTTCTCCTTTTGGTAGGATTTCATTAAGAAAAAAATCATTTTCCCATAAACCATACTCAAAAATATATTTCATAAAGGTTTAGACAAGTCAAAATTATTTTGAATCAAATCAATTAACTTTTGATTTTTTGAAATAACACCAAGTCCAAAAGTATGAGTAAATGTACATTTTGGTAAATCAATTTCTTCAAAGAATTGCTTAACTCCATATTCATTTCCATTTATAGTCTCAACACAAGTATCATGAAGTAAGATAACTCCATCTTCACTCACAAATTGACTCCAAGTTTCAAAATCATTTTTAACTGCATCATAGGAATGGTCTCCATCAATATGTAAGATGTCAATTTTTTTATCCCAGGTTTTTGCTATATCATCAAAATACCCCTGTATGAAAGTTACATTGTCTTTCATAAAAAGTTTTTCTCTTTTTGAAATAACATAATCATAATTTTGCCCCCCAGTTTTACCAGTGAACTTGTCCCCCTCAAAAGTATCTACACCGTAGACATGTCCAATTCTAGGCATTCCAAATGCAAATGTTGAAAATCCCCAGTCAACTCCCAGATCAACAATCACCTTTGGTTTTAAATGACGAACTAACCATTCAGCAAATCCCTGATGACCTGTCCAACAAGTTGAGGGAATATCATAAAGATTAGTTAAAAATAATTTATCAATTGCTTCATGTCTTTCTGGAAATCTTAAAGTTTCCGAATTAAAAGCAGTTGCAAATACAGTAATATTTGGATTGTTTATTTTTTTGGATAACTCATTAAGATATGAAAATGCTTGAGATAGATATGGTTCTCCCATGTTCATAGATTCACTCAATGCATGAAAAGAATAATTTGCAGATTTCTCCATATCTTGAAGATGCATTAAACAAACACTACATCTAATAAATGCAATGATTCTAAAAGTATCAAAATATGCTTTAGAAACATTCAAGTAGTTTTGTCCAAACTCAAATGCCTTTTGATAGTTTCCAACATTGAAGTAATGATTGAAAATAAACCAAATATAATACCAGTTATTAGGATCTTTCTGATATTCTCTTTCACAAATATCAAAGTAAAAAAGTTCTTTTGAAACTGACCGATTAATTTTTTTAGTGATTTTAATAGATGTCTCTATAGAAACTTCTTCAGAAAATTCTTCAGTAGAAACAAAAACTGGCATTTCATGAACAGCATTGACCCACTTATAATTCTTTGTACGATGAAATCTCACATGAACTTCATTTGATTGTGTTGGATTTTCATCTCCATTATCATCATATCTTAAATGTTTGAATGTTGTGAACTCATTTTCAATAATTTCCAATCCTTCAAAATAAACATCCCGAATATCTTCATTAAAATCGACAGAAAATGCCCAATCAGTTTTTACATAAGAAAGCGCCTGATTTCTTGCTACTGAGAAGTCAAATTCTTTTTTTATTTGAGGATGCTCATAAACTTCTATACCAGCATCGCGTAGAAGTTGAACTGTATTATCTGTACTACCAGTGTCAACCACAACAGTATGAGGAAAATTTTTAGAATTTTCTATAAATTTTTCGATGTGCTTTTCTTCATTTTTACAAATCGCATATAAAGTTATATTCATAGATACTGACTCCAATCAATACAAGGTGAAATCCATTCCTTTACAGAATGAGTTGAATAACCAGGAAGACAAGAAATTAAGTATCTTCCCTTTTGATTTAGTTCTAAAAACTTTTGATGATCTAATGTAGGTTCTGTATTCATAGAATACTGATAATGAATTCTCTTATCTTCCTTTAGTGTTTTAAACTTTGTAGCAAAAGTATTTGTAGTTGAAGGAACTGGTTTCCAATGAGAGTTTTTTGTAACTAAAATCTTACTCATCAAATCAGCATACATTTCAGTATACTTATCTCTATGATCATAAAGAGTTACATAGGAAACAGGAAGTTCAAATCCTTCTTGTAGAATTATATCCCAGTTTGGTCTATGAACATAATCATCTTCTAGAAAATAAATGATTGTTTCATCATCAAAATCTTTTGATAAGATATATTCGATGGTTCTTAGAAAACTTTTCGCTTCACCACCAGCATTGATAATATGAACATTTTCTTCCGAAGAAAGAAATGTATCCTCTATCCTACCATAATGCTCATCATAGATTATGGTATAGTTAGTAGTTTCAGCATTTAAAGTATTCTTAAAGTTTTCAAATACTTTTTCTTTATTCCACCAATCTGGTCTTTCTTTATTTGGTTGCTCTTGAATTTTTGAATAATAACAATGTCTTAAAAATACTTCAATCTTTTTCATATATTAAATTTATCATAGAGTTTTACATTTTCTTCACCGATGATTTCCTCTGGAGGTGGTGAAGTTCTTTGAAGTTTTGGACGAATCTTATGAAGATTTTCAATACCCCAAGCATGATCCTTATCTTCGGCACAAGTATTTAGAATGTTAGAAAAATCGTGTTGATGAAACTCTAATTCTAAAAATTTATAAATTTTTTCAACTGTTTCTTTTGGATTTTGCGTAAGATCATTATAATTTACCAAATGAATATTTTCACCATAATGTTTAAGTCCATAAACTAAACTTTCATATGAATCAGATACATAATTTTTCCAAAGACATTCAATTCGATTAGTTGTTGTGATCACCTTTCCCTCTCTTCTTAAATGATCATCTACAAAGTTATCAGTTTTATTTTTTTCCATAAGAATAATATAAGAAGCAAGAACTTCTGATATTCTACGATTGGTTGCTATAATTTTTGGTTTTTGGTGAAGAAATTTTTCAATAGAAGAAACATTCTTGCACCAACCTCTGTGTTTGTCAAGAATACAGGGTTTTTCTAAATGATTATAAAAGTTTTCTAAAATTGAATGATAAGTATTATATTGAATATTATCCTTATCATAAGTGTATTGAATATCCAACTTAGAAAATCCATCATCAATCCAACAAAGTAAATCTGCCAATGGAGATGTTGGAGTTGCTTGAAGTTTTGGATGTTGAGAAAGAATAGAACCTAGTAATGTAGATCCACTTCTGGGAAGACCAGAAAGAAAATAAAGAGTTTTCATAATTTTTAAAAGTTAAATAAAATCATTAGTTGCGACTTGAATACCTAATCCATGATTAAGACCGATGGCAGCAGATTTCCAAAAATATCCACCTGTAATTGTTGTAACTGGTGTACTTCTACCTATAGGAGTAGCATTAATTCCCAATTGTCCCTCACCACCAGCACCCCAAGTCCATAAAGTTCCATCCGTTTTGATTGCCACTGAAGATGTAGTTTCACAATTAAGTCTACCAAGAGTTTTCCAATTGGTTCCCCCAAGTAATGTGGTGACTGGAGTTTGTCTAGTTGTACTGTTATTAACCCCAAGTTGACCATTGCTATTGCTCCCCCAAGTCCATAAAGTCCCATCAGTCTTGAGTGCTACTGTGTGATTAGATCCACAAGTAACTGATGCCCAAGTTAATCCAGTGCTCAGTGTGGTGATTGGAGTACTTCTACTTTGCAGAATATTAGCATTTCCCAAATTTCCATTTGCAGCATATCCCCATGCCCACAATGATCCATCAGTTTTAATTGCTACTGTATGTTGATATCCACATGCAACAGATGACCAAGTTAATCCAGTGCTCAGTGTGGTGATTGGAGTACTCCTAGAATTAGCACCTGCAGTCCCGCCTCCATGATTCCCTAATTCTCCATTATTATTTCGACCCCAAGTCCATAAAGATCCATCACCCTTGACTGCTGCTGTATGAAATGCCCCACAAGAAACTGATGTCCAAGTATTTCCACCAAGAAATGTAGTGACTGGAGTGCTTCGGAATGCGGTAATTCCTCCAACAAAATTGCCCAGTTGCCCATAACTACAACTTCCCCATAACCACAAAGTTCCATCGGTCTTAATTGCTGCCGTATGATTTCTTCCTAAGGAAATAGATGACCAATCATTTCCACCAAGAAATGTAGTAATTGGAGTAGATCTAGTATTTGTTTGAAAATTGCCCAATTTTCCAGAATTGCTTCCCCATAACCATAAAGATCCATCAGTCTTTATTGCTGCCGAATAATCACTACCAGCAAAAACAGTTGACCATTGAGAAACTCCCAATTTTCCTGCTACTAATGGTAAAGTAATTGGAATACTTCTTTGTCCAACTGTTGATGCCTCATTATTACCAAGTGATCCTGAAGCTCTACTTCCCCAAGCCCATAAATCACCTTCTACAAAAATATCACTAGGAACAAAAACATCAGAAAATGAATATTCAACATTATTTTCAGTAAATCGAAAATTAACTTCTTCCCTTTGATTTCTAGGCATTTTTGTTACTTATTGTTTTACAAATATTATGGGAGTATTCATTTTTTGACTCCAACTTTCAAAATACTCTACGATATTATTATTTATTGATCCTTTTACAATTTCAATTATTTTTAGATATTGTCCATTTTCATTTTGTTCTACAGAAACTAAAACTCCACATTTATCTGGACGATATTCTTCATCTATAAGTTCTTGTGACCAAGCACAAAAATATTTTTCACAAACTTCTGGTCTTACTTTATGAATTCCACATCCATTACATTCCAAAAATTTACAGGTCTTTCCGTTTCCAAATTCCCACCCATAAGCATTACCAATTAACCAAGTACAGCAAGCAGTACAACCATTACATTCTCTCATTTTATATACTCCATTTCTGAAAAATAATAATCACTCAAATCTTTATTCAAACAAAAATCACTTTTCCAAGGATTTAAAGATTTTGATTTATAATTTCTTCCAGTACCAATCCAAAATTCTCTATCCAATCTATAACCAGTTTCCAAATATTGGTGATCTAATTTATTAATATAAGATGCATTTGCCCACCAAAAATTTCCAGGATAATGTCCAACATTATTAACATTTGGAGTAGTGTCACCATTTGACCAAACAGTATCCCCAAGAACTGTCCATGTTTGACCTACACAATCATATTCATTTAGATATTCTACACACTCTTTCCATCGATCAATTACAAAATATTCCATCATTAATCTCCAAGATTGAGATTCTAGAGTATTTTTAGATGCTCCCTTTGTATGAATATATAAAATTTTATAATCTGGATTTTCTAAAGCAAAATCTCTTAAAGCAATCAAAGTTTCCGTTTCTTCTTTCCAATTCGTATTTCTTTTTACAATTGCCTTTTTAGGAACATTAAAAAGTTTTTGATCCCCATTAACACCAAAATGAATATGATCTACTTCTTCAAGCAAACCAGAAGCATATAATCGATGAAGTTGTTGCTGATAGATAAAGGCACCAAGACCAATTTGTCCGATATGATAAAAGATTGCTATTTTCATATTGTATAAAACTCTTTTGAAAATATTTTTATAATGTGATTTCTCAAGTCTTCCGGAAAATCTAAGAAATTATACTCATTAAATGGTTCAGTATTATTATGGTAAATATCTTTTTTATTTTTAATTGAATTTATAATATTTAAATCATTTATAAAAGTTTCATTATTATATTCTTGATGGGCAAAAGATTGTATTTTTGTTTTAATTCTATCAACAGTTCCCAAAGTTGAAAAATGCCATCCACCATTTTGAATTGGAAAAAAATTATTCCTATGATATCTTAAATAATCGCAAGTCATTTGTATAGCATTACCTACAGTACATATTACAGTTCCGTTCCAATCATTTCCACCAACCGTATTAAAATTATAATAAAAAAATATACATTTTACTACAGAACAAAATGTTTTTATAGTCTCACTATTTTTATATTCGTTAAATACTTCCTTATACTCTTCAATTACTTTTTTATTTGGAATTTCATCCAAATCACTCAACATAAAAATATCATTTGAAGAAAAATTAGAAAGACTTTGAGTAATTAAATCTCTTTGCCGTTTTTCTAATCTCCAATGATCATTTTCTAAATCATAAAAATTTATATTTGTTTTAAAATTAAAGGCAGTAATATCTGGTTCATATTTTAACCTAACTATTTTTCTTAAAATATTTTTAGGCAATTCATTTAAAATTTCATCCAAATAATATGGTTTAGATTTTCCAGAATGAGTATAATTTGATTCAGAAATTACAAAATAATCTACAATATCATTCAAATAATACAAACGAAGTTTAAGTAACTCAACTTCATTAAAAAATGTAAAACTATCAATTACTTTCATATTGAATAATTAGCAGTCTCCATTCCTTTATTTACATTTAATCCAAGATTTGGTGTATGAATAATTTTTTTCTTATCTAAAAACCTATAGAGTGCGTGTTCAATATCATTTCCAGTAGTGTATTGTATCATTTTTTCAAGATATACAAAACTTCTTTCCAATGCCTCTATTGTTTCAGAAAATAACATTCTATCAAAAGACCATAATCCAGTTACTATCATTCCTTCAGCATGATAAAGATAGGCATAGATATTTTCCAAATCATCAATTTTCATAATTTTTTTCTCTTCATCCAAATATGTATAAGTTTTTGCTATATAATAATTTTCTAATAACTTACTCTCATAATCTTGAATATGAAAATCTTCATTTAAGGTATATCTTCCTGTCAATTTAAAAATTCTATTTACATCAGTAAAAATTTGTTTTTCTTTCAGTAGATATAAACAATTTAGAATACCTCTAGTTTCTAATAAAGATTTACCAAAAGTAATGAGTTCTTGTTTTTTTGAGAAATTTTCATAAAGAATTTTGATTCCGGGTTCATCATAGAACTCTAAAAATAAATCCACCTTTTCTTGAAGAATTGTTTTGTATTCATCAGAAATAGGTCGATAAGAACATTCAAATAAACAAATATAAGCATTGGGAACTTTTGTTCTTATAGATTCAATCGTATCCAAGGTCTGAAAGAATCTTTGTTCCATAGTATAACGACTAAAATGTTCTTCCACAAAATGTTCAATAGAAGATCCAACTAAAAATAAAAATTTATAATCCATAAAAAGAAGAATAATAATTTGGAATAATTTTTTGATTGTTTAATATATTTTCTACTCTTTTTGTCCAAAGATCGGGAATATTATCCAGACATTCAGTTAGAGCAAAAAAATGATAAGTAGCAGGATATAGTGTTCCCCTACCATATTTACCATATCCAGATAATTCATATTCTTCTGGTCCATCATATCCTATAGGATAAAAGAGACGATATGAAAATCCACATTGATCTGCCCGCAAAGTTAATAACTGTGCAGTATCTATTTGAGTAAGATTATTTTCAAAAACACAAGACATATTTGGACTTCCCAAATGTTCCCAACATTCTTTATGGATCATTAGTGTAGAAGCACCAGCATAAACATGATTTCTCATTTTAGTATGAGATACATTTTGAGCATTTCCACAAAAGGATTTATTTTCTTTTACCCAATCATAAGATTTTTGTAATACATCTCTATCATGAGGTATACAATCCAAATCTAAAAAACATACAACATCTTCTGAAGAATATTTCATCAATAGAGTCATAAATTCTCCATGTTGTTCATATATTCTTAGAAAATTATTTTCATAAGAAACATAATGATATTCAATTTCTATATTTAATTTTTTACAACATTCAGAATGCTGATTAATTAAAGAACTCGGAATATTATCTGTACAAAAAGTATGAAATTTCATAATTAATTCAAAAATTCTCCCAATTCCTTAAGTGGATGACTCCAATCTCTTGGTTTCTTTTGTTTAAATAAGTGAACATTATCACCATACCACCAAGATTTTCCTGTTAAACTTGTCCAAGAATAATATTCCATAATAGGAACAAAAACGCAGACTTCTTTTCCAATTGAAGCTGCAATATGGGCAATAGAAGTGCAAGAAGTAATCACCAAATCCATTTGATTAATGATCGAAAAAGTATCAGCAAACTCTCTGTCTTTTGAATGAAACTCTATAATATCATTTTTACAAGTTTCTGGAACTGGATTATCACTCATCTGTAAAGAGTAAAGCGAATATTCTGGTTTATGTACTACATTCCACAAATCAAAGAAATCTACACTTCTAAAATGTGCCTGTTCAAATCCAGAGTCTGAATTCCAAAACATACCAATCTTAAACTTTTTATCTTTTTGAAGATATGAATATTTTTCTTCCTTTTCTGGAAGTGGTTTTAGATATGGAGTTCTTCCCAAATCATGAACTGTAAGATTGAGATGATACGGAAGAGAAAGAGCATAAACCCATGTACTATCTTTTGGATATTCTGGTTTATCCCAAATACAAACAGATTCAAATCCATTATAATTAAAAATTTCTGATAGATGTTTTCTTGTAGTTGCCCAAATTGGTTTCATTCCAAGTTCTTTTAAATTTTTCATAAAACGAACATGCATCACTTCATCACCAGCACCACAATTTGCATCAATTATAATAGTTCGATTTTCTTCAATGATACCATTCCACTTTTCAATAGATGGTAATTGAATATTTTTATATGCTTCATTCTCAGTTTCAATCAAAAAATGTGAAAGTGCTGTGTGCAAATCATCTTTATCAAAATAATATCCAGATAGATTGTGTTGTACTTTTTTTTCTACTTCTTCTGGTAAATTTTTTCTTTTTGAAAGATTAAACAAAAGTTTATGTGCCTTTTCTGTTTGCCCTAGTTGCGAATAAGATATGGTTTCTTCAAATAAAAGTTCTGGATCGTTTGGTGTAATTTTTTTACACTTTTCAATTTGAGTGATTGCTTTTTCTGGATAATTGCATTGATTGTAAGCACTAATTAAATTCTTAGAAGTTACATGTTTTTCTTCTTGTAGTAATGCATTTTTTAATGCATTTTCACCATATTCAATTGCTTTTGAAAAATTTTTAATTTCAAAAAATATTTTTGCTACTTCATTATATTGTTGAAAAGTTTCTGCTTTTTTTCCAAAAGCATCTAAAAGTTGATATGTTAATTCCTTTTCATTAAAAGAATATAATGTCTTAGAGACCAACTCAAGAGGGTTCATATAAAATAATGTATTTTAAAGTATTTAGATATAATCTACAGATTGAATTGCTACCGTATGGGCATTTCCACAAGCAATTGATTTCCAATAGGTTCCACCTAGAAGTGTTGTAACTGGAGTGTTTCTAGATGTAGTGTTATTGACTCCTAGTTGTCCATTTGAATTGCCACCCCAAGACCATAAAGTTCCATCAGTCTTGAGTGCTACTGTATGAGCATTTCCACAAGCAATGGATTTCCAATTGGTTCCACCTAAAAGTGTTGTAACTGGAGTACTTTTAGATATAGTATCATTGATTCCAAGTTGTCCATCAAAATTGGCACCCCAAGACCATAATGATCCATTAGTCTTGAGTGCTACTGTATAATAACCTCCACCAGCAATGGATTTCCAAGTAAATCCACCTAAAAGTGTTGTAACTGGAGTGCTTCTAGATGTATTATCATTGATTCCAAGTTGTCCCTCAAAATTGGCACCCCAAGACCATAATGATCCATCAGTCTTAAGTGCTATTGTATGTCTTTTGTTTCCACAAGCAATGGATTTCCAATTGGTTCCACCTAGAAGTGTTGTAACTGGTGTACTTCTATGTGTGGTAGTATTGTCTCCCAGATTTCCATAACTATTACGACCCCAAGTCCACAATGATCCATCAGTCTTGAGTGCTACAATATGTCCATATCCACTAGCAATGGATTTCCAATTGGTTCCACCTAGAAGTGTTGTAACTGGAGTGCTTCTAGATGTATTATTATTGACTCCCAATTGACCATAAAAATTATCACCCCAAGTCCATAAAGTTCCATCAGTCTTGAGTGCTACCGTATGAGCATATCCACTAGCAATTGATTTCCAATTGGTTCCACCTAGAAGTGTTGTGACTGGAGTGCTTCTAGATGCAGTAGATCCACTACTAAAATTACCTAATTGACCATTTTGATTATAACCCCAAGACCACAAAGTTCCATCAGTCTTGAGTGCTACCGTATGATACCTTTGACTAGCAATAGATTTCCAATTACCACTTTGAAGTATTGTTTTGACTGGAGTACTTCTAAATGTATTAGTGTTGTCTCCTAAATTTCCATAAAAATTATAACCCCAAGACCACAATTCAGGAGTTACTATTAATCCAGAATTGCCCAAAGAATTTAATATTTCTGGATAAACGGTTAAAAAATAATCTTTTGTGATTAAATTTTTACCTAAATCACCACCACCACTATCTACAAAATTAGTTACTGGTTGGTAAGGCATTTGAATTCTCCACTCCTTGAGGTTCTATTAATACTACATTATAAACTTCTTCACCAGTAGTACACGCATCAATTTCTTGAAGTTTTTGATATTCCCAATCAAATGCTTCTTGTACTTTTAAATCAATTTGAGAAATAATATATTCAAGTTCAGTAGTAGTGATTTCTAACCATGTACCACCACCAAACTTAAAATTATGCGCTCCAGGAGATGCCATCAATTTACTCACAAAAGATAGTCTATCTTCACGATTTGTTGAAACTAAAACACTAGACCCATTTAGTTGTATTTCAATCGTCGTATTTTCCTTTTCTTTACGAATTGGTGATACTTGTCTTCTATATTCTTCTTTAATTTGTTCTAGTGATTTGTCATTAATTGAATATGACATTTCAACTCTAATTGGAATATCATTTTCCTTAATAATACTCCATTCAAAATTTCCAATTCCTTGAAATCTTGGATCGTAAGGTGGAATAATTTCAACAACAGGAAGTAAAAAAGTTTCTGTGGCACTATCAAGTTCAATTGGAATATTTTCATAATCTCTTGGAGATACTCTACTTTCAATATCAAGTTCCTCCAGATCAGAATTAATCAAACGATAATTATATTGAATTGGACCCAAAATCAATTGTGAATTATGAATAAGTGCGTACATAGTTTTTTGAAGTATTTATGAAAAATCTACTGATTGTCCTGCTGTCAATGCGATTGTATGATTATACCCACCATCGACGGATTTCCAATTGGTTCCACCTAAAAGTGTCGTAACTGGAGTGAGTCTAGTTGTAGTATCATTGATTCCTAGTTGTCCACTAATATTATCACCCCAAGACCATAAGGTCCCATCAGTCTTGAGTGCAATTGTACTACCACTCGGATTTTTACCAGCAGCAATGGATTTCCAATTGGTTCCACCTAGAAGTGTTGTAACTGGAGTGCTTCTAGATGTAGTATCATTAACTGCAAGTTGACCAGAAACATTAGAACCCCAAGACCATAATGATCCATCACTCTTAAGTGCTACCGTATGAGCATATCCACCAGCAATGGATTTCCAATTGGTTCCACCTAGAAGTGTTGTAACTGGTGTACTTCTATGTGTGGTAGTATTGTCTCCAATTTGACCTTCAAAATTACGACCCCAAGACCATAATGATCCATCAGTCTTGAGTGCGATTACTCGATAACCTCCAGTAGCAATGGATTTCCAATTGGTTCCACCTAGAAGTGTTGTAACTGGTGTACTTCTAGATGTAGTATCATTAACTGCAAGTTGACCAAAAGAATTATCACCCCAAGACCATAAGGTTCCATCAGTCTTGAGTGCTACCGTATGAAACCTTCCACCAGCAATGGATTTCCAATTGGTTCCACCCAAAAGTGTTGTAACTGGAGTATTTCTTTGTGTATTATCATTGACTCCTAATTGTCCACTAATATTATAACCCCAAGTCCATAATGATCCATCAGTCTTAAGTGCTACTGTATGACTACCTGTACCAGTAGCAATGGATTTCCAATTGGTTCCACCTAGAAGTGTTGTAACTGGAGTGCTTTTAACTGTAGTATTATTGATTCCAAGTTGCCCCTGAGAATTATTACCCCAAGACCATAAAGTTCCATCAGTCTTGAGTGCTACTGTATGAAACCTTCCACCAACAATGGATTTCCAATTGGTTCCACCTAGAAGTGTTGTAACTGGTGTAATTCTATTTGTGGTAGTATTGTCCCCAATTTGACCAAAAGAATTATTACCCCAAGACCATAAAGTATCCCCAATATACTGATCCAATAGAGCATAATCAGTTAGAAAATATGTTTCTAAATCTCCATATACACTGGATGTAAATTGATTAGGCATTTATTTTTTTCTCCAATTCTTCAATACGAATTTGTTGTTCTTTGATTGCTTCAATTAAAACTCCAACAATATTTCCATAAGAAACTGATTTAAGTCCATTTGGATCTTTTGTAACTACTTGAGGTAAAATTTGCTCCATTTCTTGTGCGATTACACCAACCGAACCTTTATTGTGATTATCAATCCAATCATAATAAACTCCTCTCATTTGATTTACCAATTCTATAGCATTAGTGACTGGTCTTACATTAGTTTTTTGAGTTTGATCAGACAGAGAAGTAAATACAGTTGCGGAGAGTGTTCCTGAGGATGGATTGAATCTAAGTTTTGATGACGATACATTTACTCCAGTAATAGTTCCACTTGTAACATCATTAAATAGAACATAACGAGTTGCATTTGTTGCAGTATCATCAGTTACTGTTACTCCACCAGAAACACCGGTTAATTGAGAACCATCACCACGATATGAAACTGCGCTTACGATTCCTGTGGAACCATACATTGTAATTCCAGTACCAACTTGTAGAGTTGCCTGTGGATTTGTGGTTCCAATACCAACACCAATGTCATTAATTCTCAGTTTTTCGTTAGAGATTAATGTACCACCAGTGAAAAATGAAAGATACTTACCTGCGGCCGCGACGCCAATTGATAGATTTGTACTTGATGTATATAAGTATCCATCAGTTGGACCATTAATCGTCCAGGAACCCACAGAGAATCCACTATTATTGATACCCAGATCAACAAAATTGGTAGTATCATTTCCAGTATCTGCAGTAACAATGATATCAGAAGAAGCATTTGTTCCAGTGCTTGTATTTCTTAAATTAATCTGTCCATAACTATTTGCAGTTGTTGTAAAGTCGGCAAGACAATTTGTAAGTCCAGTGGTGGCAGGAGTTCCAGTATCACTAACTGTAAGAATATATTGAGGATTTGTGGTTCCCAAACCAACAAAACCAGAAACATAGGCACCGCCAGTCACTTGAAGTCTTTGTGATGCTGTTCCTGTTGAGATTGCTGTTCCAATAATCACAGGACCAGTAGATACTTGCAGTTGTCCTACTGGATTTGTGGTTCCTATACCCAAAGAACCACTTGAAGGAATAAATGTCAGATTAGAATTAGTAATTCCAATAGAAGTTGTAGATGCACTTGAAACAAAAGTTATAAATTGTGGAGTGCTTGAAGTTGATGTGGAAATACTTAGTGAAGAACCACCACCGCTTCCTGCTGGGCCCTGCAATCCTTGCACTCCAGATCCTTGAGTACCCTGAAGTGCTTGTGTTCCTTGAGCACCTTGATTACTGAGACCTTGGACACCTTGGACACCTTGAGTACCTTGTGTTCCCTGAAGTCCTTGTGTTCCTTGAGCACCTTGATTACTGAGACCTTGGACACCTTGAGTACCCTGAAGTCCTTGAGATCCTTGAGTACCTTGTGTTCCCTGAAGT